GCTTCTTAAATAGCGTTTTTACCATCGCCTTAAAAATCTTGGTATTGGTGGTCAGGGATTTGTCGTGTTCGTCCCACAACTCCTTTTCCCTTTCAGGGGTATAAGAAAGTTTTTTCTTTTCCAGGGCCCACCTCATTAGCAGTCCTGAAAGTTCATTCTTCAGTTTTGTTTCCTTCCTCCTCGCAAGTTTAGATAAGATTTTTTTCCTTAATGCCTTCTGCTGTTCCACTCTTTTATGTTTGTAATACTCTTTAGGATTTATCTTTATAACAAGTCCCTTCTGGGGTTCTTCTTCCCCAATGGGCATCATCCCGAAGGGAATATAAATAGACCAACCTCCGTCAATGGGTGGCAACCCTTCCATATCCCTAATCTCGTTGGTGGAAAGCCACCTGTTCCAAGCCTTTTCGTATTCCATTATTATCTTCTCCCTATCTTCAGGGACTGGATTTTCAAAGTCCAAGAAAAGATTATCGCCGAACTCTGGGACTAAAAACTCATTCCATTTATCATAGATTCTCTGGACATCTGGCAATATGCTGAACCTCATAAAGGTATAAATCTGAGCTTCTGCTTCCGCCCTGTTCATTCCCTGCATTCCGATGATGGCTTTCGGCACTCCAAAGGCGGCTAAAATATTTTGGGTATTCCTTTCGTCCAACTGTGCAAATTGCATATCCCTTGCCGTTGGCGAAACCACCTTAAAGTCCATATCCGTCCCTCCAAAGAAAACCGTCTTGTGGGCTTTCTCCCATCCTCCATACTGGGCTTCCCATTGCTTTTTTGCTTCCTCCTTTTCCTCTGGCCTTAACTTTGTCTTTGAAACCAGAATCCCCCCAGGTATGGCCGAATTGTGAAAGAAGTTCATATTATACCTCGTGGTATAAATTATCGTCTTTATCAGTTCCATCAAAGGCGTGATGGTGGCTAATCCGTGATATGGGTCTTTAGGATTAAACTGAATAATGGGGATTATCTCGGTGTCCTCAAATATCTGGACGTTTCCCCCTATTCTGTATTCGTATTTCTTTTTATCGTTTTCAAAAAATATCCTTACGAAGTCGGGTCTCAAAACTTCAAGGGCTAAAATTCTTTTAGTATTCTCTCCTCTTATTTTTAAAATATATGCTTCTCCAAATATCTTTAAAAATGAAGAAATTGATTCAAGTAATTCAAATCCAGACATTCTTGGATTCGGTCTTGCCAGTAAATCTAAAAGTGGATGGTCTTCTATTTCGTCAATTTCCCCTTTCTTATTTATTTTATATAATTTTTTTTCAACCCCCGATACCGCTTCCGCAATCTTGTCTATACAAGTGTTCACCAACCAACAAACGCTATAAGAGTCTATGTTATCGCTTCTATAAAAAGTTACGGGTTGTCCGATAAATAAAGCCGCACCCGTAAGGGTATAATAAGATTTTTTTACTAAGTCCGTTATGACCCTAAATGGATTTTTCATAAATAAAAAGTTCCCAAGCCATTCCTTATTTTATTTTATCAAGTCAAGAACTTCTGTCAAGCCCTTACCAAGATTCTATCTGTATCCCAGAAAGTTTTTCCACTATTAAAGATTTTACCAAAAGCGTGAATCCATCCACCAAATCATCGTGTGCCTCTATCCCAAATCCCAAAAGTTGTATCAACAAATCTTCGCATCCTTTTCTCGGGAACAATACCGTTCCGTTCTGCACATAGCTTGCTATTTCTCTTACCCTTGCTCTTTTGTCCGTTGTTATCTTTACTCCTTTCACTGGTAATAATCTTGCTTGCATTTCCTCAATGGCCGCCTTTTGGTATGCCACATCCTCAACAAACAATGGTGCTAAATCTTCTCCACCTCCCAGCGTTTTTGATACCACTGCCGCCTCATTCATAGTTTCGTGAAAGGTCAACCTTTGATTAGTTGGTCTTGGCATTATATAAATCTTTACCTTGTCCCCCGTTGTCACCAATTTCCCAGACACCATTGCCGTATAGTCCGCCGTATCTTTCTTGCTAATTGCCAAATCCACCCCCGTTCCTTTTGCTTCCACAGTTCCCTCTTCTGGAAATTCGTCATAATACTTTATCCATTCTTCCCGAATTTCCTGTCCTTCTTCTGGCACAAGTTTTAACAAGTATTCTCTTTGCCAGGTTCTCATATCGTTCACTTCTCTTTTTTTTCTTTCTATTGCCTCTTGATTGGGATAAAGTCCTTCCCAGGTTATTTTCCCGTTTTCGTCAATTATCGGATACTCCAATTTCACCCCATCCCTTTCACCATTCTCAATCTGCTTTTTAATTTTCATCATCAGGCTGTCCATATGTAGCAAATTCCCAATCAACACTTTCTTTGCATCATTACTCAATGCTGGTATCACCTCTCCTATAAACCACCTGAAGCTTTTGTCCCTTTGCTCTTTCGTCCTAACATCTTCTACGTTCTCTATGTCATCCGCTATCGCCAGGTCAGGCCTGTATTGTTTATGCCTCATCCCTCTTATTTTCTGTCCCGTTGATTTCGCCGCAATTCTGGCGTCATATCGTGGCAATACTATGTTTGTTGCTGTCCACTCCTCGTTAATTTCAAAAGGCCCCCAGTCGTTCATTAACAATCTATTGTTTTCCAACTCTGTCTTCAAATTATAAATATGCAGTTTAACTTGCGAAAATGTATCCGCCAAAAGAATCGGAAATTTCCTCCTTCCCGTCACTACCGCCCAAATCGGCAGTCCCAACATTGCTATCGTTGACTTTGCACTTCCCCTGAATGCCAAGATTTCCACAAACTTTATTTCAAAATCTTCCAAAATCTTATAGATTTCTTTTTGAAAGTTCCCCGTTGGGCAAGTAATATAATGGCTAAAATAAATGTGGAAGAAATAATAAAAAGAGCTTTTAGTAAGTTCCTTCCTCGTCTTTTGATTCCTTATTATTCCCTCCGGCAATTGAAATTCCCGCATATCTTAATGCTTTCAAAATTAACCCCGTATCCTTGTCATTTAACTTCCCTGCCACGTCTAACTCTCCCAATTTTTTCATAAACATTCCCGCATCAAACTTTGCCCCAAATAATTGCTTTTTCGTTTCTATCAATACCTTAATTGCCGATATCTTGTCTTTATCTTTTGTCGTATCTGCGGTGATAATGCTCCAAAGTTCTATCGCTACCTCATCGGTTTCTTCTTGTAGTTTCGCTACCTCCTCATTGATTTTCTGCTCCTCAATATATTTCACGCTTTCTTCTATGACCTGCTTTCTTAACTTTGTCGCATAAAGTCGCTCCACTCCCAACTCTTTTGCCAGAGTTTCCATTGTTATTCTCGGCATCCTAACCAAAATCTGCCTGACTTTACTTTTTAATAATTCCTTTTGGTCATCTGGTATTTTTGGCATATTTTCTCCAAATGTATTTTATTGTTATTTTTTGACGACCTGTTCCACAACCTTTTTATAGTCAAAATAATTTATTGCCCATTTAAATGCTCTTTCTGTTAACGCCTCCCACTCTCTTTTATTATCCATCATCTCGTTTATCCTGTCAACAAAATTATCTTTATTTACCGCCAATACCATTGCTTTTGGTATAAAACTATATGGCTCTATTAACTTTTCGTTTGCCGCCATCACACATTTCCAGAACATTGGCTCAATCGTTGTCCTATTGTAATGCCCCCAATACTTTCTGCTTTGCCCTGTTAAATCTACCGCTACCATTCCCCTCTGGTATGCCTCAATCACCCTCACGGGCTCTTTAAACCCTAAATACTTCGCATTCTTGGGCAATCTCCCTCCTAAATTATAATATTCCCTTCCCCCTCCAAATAAAATCAAGTCCCCGTTTATCCCTCCCCCTTTTTCCACAAAGTATTTTATTCCTTTCCAATTCCTCCATTGGCTTGCCCAAATCACATCCCTTTTCTGCTCTTTTTTTTGGAACTCTTTATTAAATTCAAATGGATGTATCAATATCTCGCTTTTTATTCCTTTCTCTTTTTCTAAATAATTTTTCACCGCCTGGTTGGTCGCATATATTTTATCAATATATTTTTTCGCTTCGTCAAAGTATGGGTAAAAATCATTCCAATAAATATCCGATATTACCACCACCTGTCTTTTTTTTAATGCATAAACAAGCAACCAGGCAGTTTGATTATCGTGGATACACGCAGTTGTATGGAAAAGAATGTCATAATTTTTATCCAAAAAGTTTAATGTTTTTAATATATTCTTTTTCTTCACGCTTAATTCTACCCCCTGAATCGTAAAGCTCCCCCCCCTTGTTTCTATCCTTGCCTGCCTTATCAAATATGGTCGTTCTTTATCCGTTAAAATAATAATATCATTTTTTATCCCCGCCCAATCCAAGGCTCGCTTTGTTTCCATAGCACGCGTTGCTATCCCTCCAATCTGCCCCATATCCCAGACAATAATTGCTACTTTTCTATTTTTTTCCATTTAAATTTTAGGTGCTTTTCGCCTTTTCTATTTAAAAACCATTCGCAAAATTAAGGATACTTTTCATAAAGTTTTTGCAAACTCTCTTGTTTTTTCTGCTCTGTAAATTCTTGACATTCCCCTTCTCTTTCGCCTGTTTTTAACATTCTGTGATAAAATACGTCGCTTAACCCAATTTTTTTCCCAGCCCTTAACAAATCTATCAAAAATAGCTTATCCTCATTATAAAACATTTTTTCATCGTAGTTTATTCTCTCCATTTTTTCTTTGTCTATTAAATAAGATTGCGTTATTATTCCCTTATTCTCGCCCTCACTTAAAAACATTATTTGAATCCTCGTGCCCATCACCGCTAAATTCCTTCCTTTCATCTCTTTTTCCAGTTCTATCCCAAGCCATTTCAGATTTTTTACCACTCCAAACTTTTCTAAACATTTTAAATAAAATCCATCTATATCATCATCTAACATCCAGATTACTTCTTTCGGTTTAAAATAATTCAATATAAACTTCCTCGCATATCCAATCCCCCTATTGCTGTCTTCTATGCTAATAACATTCGCTATCTTCTCATATCTCTCATATTTTTGTTTCTCTTCGGGTTCAACAAATAAAAATAAATCTTCTTTGCCAAAACTTCTACAAAAGATTTTTAATGTCTTTTGCTCGTCCCATCTTTTTTTAGTCGCAATCGCAATTTTCATCGGTCTTTTTGGTAGTTATAAAAATAAATGGCATTTCCATTTTTATCCCTGCCTCTAAACCTTAAACTTTTTCCATACGCCTTAACTGGGTTCAACCCACTTTTTATATCATTCCAGCTTTTCAAAAAGAAATCCCAATAACTCATTTTCCGTTTTTTGTTTCGGCTATTCCCTCCCCCTAAATTCATATAACCCTCTATCTTTGCTTCTTCCCTCCATTGCTTTTCTTCTTTTCCCATTTCCATCACATCCTCAAATGTAATATATCCCTTCTTTTTGGCTTCTAAAATTAAATTGGTATATTGCATTTTTGAACATTTACCCCATTCTTCTTTGATTCCACAACAACATCCCATCTGCCCCATGTGTTTCAAATCACTATCACTCCACGCTATCGGCATTTCATATTTCGCACAAATCTCGTTCAATATGTCCGCATAATGTTTTTTTAATTCATAACTCAGCCGAATATATCCCACCCAATCTCCCCTAAACTGCTTATAAAATTGCGTGATATTATACCCCACTACCTCACCCATTACCTTATACGCTTCCATCGTTTGCCTTCTATTGCTCGCCCTTTCGTCATAGCAAAAGAATTCTGCCGATACGCTTGAACACCCGCTTTCTTTTGCCTTCGCTATTAAGGGCTCAAAGTCTTTATCCGTTAATCCTATAACAATCGGCCGCATCCGCAAAGTAGTTTTTACTCCCACCTCGCTTAATCTTTTTAATACTTCAAATCTTCTTTCTGGGCTTGGAGTCCCCCTTTCCACTTTCCTTGCCTTTTCTTTGTCTAAAGTAATAATACTTGCCTTATAATGCCACCTGCTCCCCGCTTTTTTAAATTCATTGAAATATCTTTCGTCGCTTATCGGCAGATCTCCCTTACTGCTAAAACTAATCGGATACTTAATTTCGTTAAAAAACTTCATCAACTCCAACCCCACTCCATATATTTTTTCCAAAGGACAAAATGGGTCGGAAAGTCCTCCCCACTGCATCATATACCGCTTTTTTATAAAATCCGAATAGTCCCGCTTTCTTTTTAATAAAAATATCTCTTTGATTTTTTCGGGTCTTACAATTTTTAATACCCTCGCATCATAATCTTTTCTGGCGGGACCCACTCCTCTAATATACTGGCTGAAACAATAACAGCAATTAAATCCGCAAATACTATACTGGTCAAAAGTCAACGGCAGTCCGCAATCCAAAACTTCTCTTGAAATTCGTGGCGACCCATATTCTCCGAATTTACTTATATCCTGCATAATCGGCTTTCGGCTAATTTACAATAATCGGGTGAGATATCAATGCCAATATAGTTTCTTTTTAAAAGTTTCGCCGCCTTACAAGTTGTCCCACTTCCACACATTGGGTCTAAAACTAAATCTCTCTCATTGCTCCAGCTTAAAATATGCTCTCCCGCTAATTTAACTGGAAATTGAGCAGGATGTCCTCTTATATTACCCCTATTAGTTACATAACTCCAAATGTTTCTTCTTATACCATATTTTGGAACAATGTATTTTTTGCCTTCAAGAAACTTTTTTATTAACCTTCCGTCCTTTCCTCTTTCACCAGCAAATCTCTGACGAATCAAGCCAAAACTTTTATTTTCTCTGTCTCTTAAAGGATTAAAAGTTTTAATTTTTCCTTTCGCTAATACAAACATATATTCAAAACATTGATAATACCGAATGCTTTCCGCATATCTTAACCCCTTTTTCTCGTATATCATCGTGTCGTGCAGTTTAAATCCGATTTCTTTAAAATATAATGCTTGCTTAAATGAATTCCCCGATTCGTCTCCATTAATAGTTTGGTCTCCCACCACCCATACCACCACTCCTCCCTCTTTCGTTACTCTAAATAATTCTTTTGCCAATGCTTCAAAATCAAAACTATATCCTTTATATGTTCTTAAATCATCATACGACGGACTGGTTACCGTCAAATCAACATACTCCTTAGACATCGTTTTTAAAACTTTAACGCAATCTCCACAAATAATTTTATTCATTTTCTATTAACTTCATCAATTTTTCAATATCCAACTCTCCCTGTCTTGAAGTTCTAAACACCTCTCTAATCTTTAACCATTGCTCCATTGTTTCTACATAAAATGCTATCTTATTTCGCCTCACCAACACCTTTGGTCTTTCCACTGGCATCTCTATTTTTTCGTGTCTTTCAAAGATTCTTTTCAACTCCTCGTTATCTTGCAGGTCAATGCCTTCTTCCCCACTCCCCAACTCTAACTGGTATTCCACCAACATTTGGTTTATTTCATAATTATTGAATCCAGTTAATTTCTTAATATCCCCAAAATCGTTAACCTCTTTAATAACTTTCATCAATTTCATTTCGTCCCAAGTCCCCGTAATCCTGTTTAAAGCCAAATTAAGTATCTTCTCTTTTTGTTTATTAAGATTGACCACCACGCACGGAGCTTCCGTATATCCCATCTGACTCATTGCCTTAATCCTTTGATGCCCCCCAATAATCGCTAAATCTTTATTCACCACTATCGGCTCTACCAATCCAAATTCTTTAATAGCCTGTTTTAAACTCTCCATATCCTCCTCGCTTATTTTTCTTGGATTGTAAACACTTGGCTTTAATT